CAATGATATATCTGTTGTATAAGCACCAGTTAAATCTATTGTTGCTGTGTGGTCACCATTACCAGCCTGTATAACTTCTTGCTCCCCATTATCAGTTCTTACTATTAATTGTAACCATTTATCTCCATTACCAGATTGCTTAAAGAAAATATCATTGTTATCTCCTCCATAAGTATAAACTCTTGCATAATGGTCTGCATTACCTGTACCAGTTTCTTGTGAACCTTTTAAATTTGTGTCGCCAGAATGAAGGTCTATATTAGTTGTATGTCCACCATATTCAGATGTTGTTGTTGATTCACAAGTCGTATCAGATGAATTATCAAAAGTTTTACCTTGACATATATGAACAGTATTATCATTAGTTGGAATATGAAATCCTATTTTATTTGCATCTGTACCTGTAGTATTAAACTGTTCAAACTTTAAAGTATTACCTGAACCATCTAAGTCACCACCCCAACCTTGACCAGAACCCCAATACGAAACCCAACTTATTGTATTATTATTTCCTTCTTGGTCAATATCAATTGAGTTGTTGTCGTGTGATACAGATAATTGTACTACATTATCATTACCATCTTGTAAAATATCTAATGTGAGATTATTGCTTGTACCAACTTGAGTAATATATATTTCATTATTAGCAAATACAGGTAGACACAATAGTAGAATACTACTGGCTTTGAATAATAGTGATTTCACTCTCTGTTCCTCCTAGTTCAAAATCTATTAGTTCAAAATCTCCCACATTTATATTCATTAAATAACTATTTGCCTGTTCAAGTCTTAATTCTATAACACTACCACTTGCTGCTTCTCTGTGCCAGTACCATTGAGGGTCCTCATCTAATATGGTAATTCCTGTTGTTTCATCTAAACCTAATACTATATCACCCTTTGCTTTCTTCTTCTCTAATCCTGTTTTTGCCATTGCTAATGCCAATTGTAAATTCAATTGGTCTAGAATATTGCCTAAAAAGTTCTGCGATAAAAAATCTCTGTCAAGTTGGTTTAATCTTTCTTCCTCATCCTCTAATTCTTTAATATAATCTTCCATAGACTTGTCGAGTTCATCAAACGCTAACAAATCAACATCAAGTGCAGTAGCAGTTTTTTGATATTCAGCTTCTTGTACTGCCTCTTCAATCTCTCTTGGCTGTGATATAATCAATAAATTAGTAATGAAGTTTTCTTCTAAACTCAAAATAACAGGTTTCAATGGCGGACTTGAAATCGTATCAACAACTGTTGCCTGGAAAGCTGTATTCATAATAATCTGACCAGCATCAGACTCAACTGTTATTTCGCCCACAAAACAAAAACCATTCGTATCACATGACGGCAAAAGAATAATAGTGGAACTACCAATCTCATCTACTGTCATTGTAAAGTCTGTACCACGAACACCAATCGTTGCAGTTGGTGTCTTTATCTGGACTTCGGTTGGACTTGTTTTCGCAATCTGACCAGATGCATATCGTATTGTGCCAAGAGCTGCTTTAAGTGATAACGAACCTGTCTTTGTATTTGGGTCATAAACAAATTCGTCAATAATTAATTTAGAGTGTTCAGTTACATCAACTCTCGTATCATCAATAAACCCAATGGCAACTTTACCCTTACCAGTCTTAACAGTATTATATGAAAATACATCTAAACCTTCCTCAGATTCAACATCAACTCCCTCTTGTTCAATAACGGCATTACCTGTGTGTAATATAACATCACCAATTACACCAGCAGCAAATGCATTAAAAGTTAAGCACCATAATATAATAAAAAGTCGCACATTAATCTCGTTGGATAATATCTACATTCGCCGAAGCGCCATTTACTGTTAGAGTTAATATATCACCACTACCACCAGTTTGTAAGATAACATAGTCTGCACTTGCACCATCGTGGTGTAATGAAATTGTACTTGCATTATCTTGGTCGATATCAGCTGTAAAACTTGAACCAGCAGCATCTACATGAACCGTACCACTACTCGTTTGTTCAATACTGACATCCGCACTTGCACTATTCACATCTAAGTTAATTGTGCCTGTACTTGTTTGGTCAATATCATATGTACCGCCAGCACCTGCTAAACCAGATGAAGTTTGTCCAAGAATGGTTCCGTCTGTGTTGAATACTGCGTGACCTGACTGAAGAAGATTGACAGTCTTAACAGCAGAGGCTGTACTTCCACTAGTTGTTACTGTTGCTGAGCCACCAGCAGTCTGTGTAATATCAATATTCTGTGAATCACCAGTTGTTACATATGTTGCTATGTTGTCATAGTTACCTGATTGAACGACATCAACATCGGCTGTGATACCAGTTTGTGTCATAATTAAAGTATGACCGTTGACATCTCCATTATCGTCAATATTGATTAGATAGTTATTTGAATCACCATCAATTGTTAATCTTAATATTGCACTTGTGCCATCAATTGTAGCGTTAACAACAGTACTGTCTGTACCTGATTGACCAACAATATCAATATCAGCAGTATCACCTGACTTTGAAGAAGTAAGACCCACATCTATATCAATATCTTGTGAATTACCTGCAAAGGTGATTGTAGCATGAACATTATCACATCCAGAAGTAGCGTCAGCAGAATCACAATTGAAATCAATATTGTTACTGTTACCTGTTGTACTCCACACACCAGTAAAACTATCACCATGAATATCAAAAGTGATTATATTACTATTACCAATCTGGTCAATATTAAAGTTCGTTGCTGAACCGCTGGCGGTAGATGCAGTTGTGCTATTGCCAATCATGTTGCCATCGCCGTCTTGCAACACATCAAACACTAATGAAGCGCCTGCCTGTGTTACATAAATTTTATTTGTTGCCATCGCTGACATACTCATCAGAAACATAATAAAGAAAGTTAAAAATCTCAAGTTACTCTCCTTGTTTCTCCGAAATTGGATGTTTTGCCCACTCATCAAGTTCTATATCTGAGTCGGCTATATTTATCTTTTCTTCAACTATTGGTACTTCCCATTCCCAAAGTCCTTGTTCTTTACCATCATAAAGCATTTGTAAAATTCCATATTCAATTGCAGTACGAATTGCATAATTGACAGGTTCATTAGCCGCATTGCCAGACTCTATCTCTAATGCTCTTGTGCCTAAATCTAAAAATCTAAACACATCAGCACCATTACTAATACTTGCAATTGTTTTCGTTGATGATACAGTTAATAAAATCTCGCCTGTCTGTACTGCAATGAGCCTTAGTGAAATAGTTACTTGGTCTGTTCTATATTCTTCGTGCGAACCTAGTCCAAAATATCTCGCACCGGCGCCACCACTTGTCGTATTCGTGTCATAACCAACAATACCACCTTCTAGTAGTAGTCCAGCAAATAGCATAGGTTGTAATGAATCTACTCCGGTCGCACCATCATATAATTCTCTCGTACTTCTTATTAGTTGTCGTTCTTTAACTACATTATCTAAACTTGCTCTCTCGACAACCGTAAACCAACTACCATTACTGACTGCCATCAATGCCTGTATAACCCAAACATCAGCTCCTTGTGAAACTGCTGTTGATAATCCAACTGGTTTTCTCTGACCTGTAACATCAGGAAACTTATAGACAGCAACTGTAATCTTTACTGGATTACCATCTCCGTCTGTTGGAGTGTTTATCAATTCAGGCATCTCTTGTAACAATGTCTTGGTTGGTGTGCCTTCTATAAACGGCATATCACCTTGTATTGCTTCTGTCTTTTGATTAATAGAACAGGCGCCTACCAGACACGATAATAAAGCTATTGCAAGATATTCCATATTCATCACCTTTTAAAATTTAAAATCACCAACTGGTACAATCAATTGTGTTATGCCACCAGCCGCATCAACAATTGTTAATGTAATTGTTTCTGCTGTATCATCTTTTGACCAAGAAACTGTAGAGCCATCAGGTAATGTTGCTGAGCCTGAAGTCGGACATTCTACATCATCTGCTACATTATCATCAGATGGAGTACAATTAGTACCAAACATATTATCAACCATTTGCTTCGATAAGTTTGCAAATATACGACTTTCAACATTCGTTACAAACTTAGCAAGGGTTGTGTTTGCTTCTGCTCTAGCAGCTGCCTTTTCGGCCGCTGTTTTGTCGTCTTTGACTCCTTCTTCTCTTTGGAATTGCAGTTGCTCGATTGATAATACATGACTAGAATAGCCTGTGCCACTAAAAGATGGATTCTTAAATCCAAAGGTCAAATCACCTGCTGTGGTCGTAGTACTAAAAACCATCAATGCAAACAGAAGCATATTGAATAGTGTTTTCATACTACTATTTATAAGAATTTATGCCATAAAAAAGGGGACCGATTAAGTCCCCTCTTTGTCATTATATTGTTTGATTAAATGTGTATTAATCCTTTCAGAGTTGTCATATTGTTATGCATCATCTGAAGTTAGTAATTTCCAAAGTATTCCTGCAGAAATTAGACCAACTAATCCAGCGTCTCCAAGCTGATGTACGATACCGATAATAGTACCAATTACATCACCGCCTAAGAAAGGTACTGAACCGCCAAATACTATCTGTAAAACGATAGCAAGGCTGATTAACGATATACCTATACCGGTTGCGGCTGCTACGCCGTGTGTGATTTTATCTAACATATATTCTCCTTATGTGTTTAAAGATTTGATATCTCAAGTTCCATCCCATAATATTGTATTATTATTTAGACAAAGAAAGGGTTAGAAAACCAAGTTTCTAACCCTTTTATAGTAAAAACAGGTGGAGAGATTACTCGTCCTCCTCTGCTAACTTACTGAAATAACTCAAAGTTTCGTCTGAATCATCAGTTGTTGAAGTGGACGGTGAACTTACCGTTTCTGCTACATTTGGTACATTTGTCGCTGTTGCCGGTGGGATGGCAACATCTTCAGCAGTACCGGTACTTCTAACGCCAGTCAAAACTTTATCAAGCTTCGCTTTTAATTCATCATATGATTTAAAGTTTTCTGGTGCAAGAAATGGCTTTAATGGATATTGTTTATTCCATAATTCTTCAATTGCCTCGTCATTGTCAAAGACAGCAGACGGGCTATCAAATTCTGATTTGTCGTAATTCCAGTATCCATCAACTTTTCTAATTTTCAGTTTAAAGTTTGCACCTTCCCAAAAATCAAATGGATTGATTGGTGTTTCATCTTCAAATTCAGGTTTCATCGCCTCGGTAATCTTATCAAAGATTTTCTTACCGAATTTATATAACTTAACTTGTCCTTCATTTTCAGGATGTTTTGAATCACTAACAATAAGAATATTTGCATAGTAAGATAACTTGCGTTTTCTCTTACGAGCAATTTCCTTGTCTGCCTCAACGCCAGAATTCCAAAGTAAAGTGTTTGCTTCACTAATTGGACACTTCTTGTTGAGAGTTGTCAAACTGTTTTCAATCAACCAACCGCCAGGACCTTGAAATGCGTGTGACCACACTCTTTGCCAAGGCATTTCTTCTTTTTCAGACGCAGGTAAAAATCTGATAACGGCATAACCATTTCCAGTTTTATCTAGTTCTGGTTTCCAGAACCTATCGTCTTGATACTTATTTTTGTTTGCTTGATCCTCGGGACCGAGGTTCTTTTCAAGTGCCTTTGTAATCTTATCAAAGTTACTTGATGATGATTTTAATGTTTCAAAATCATCATCAAG